TTATACTCTCAGTTAAAAGATTATACATCTCGTATGTTAACAGATGGCTCTAGGTTCTTTGCATGTGACTTACCTTATCAAGCATCTATTGAAGCAGGTTTGCTTATGAGAGAAACTATCGAAAATGAAATGATGGAGCAAAGCTTTAATCAAATTTCGTTCATGATGGAATATGAGGGTAAATTCTATGGCTCTTCCGAAGATGCTCTTTTCAACTTTAATATTTTGAATAATAGACGTATTTTACAAGATAGTATTCATCCATTGGATTACTATCGTGAAACAATGACTTCTGTACCAAAGAAACAAGTTAATGAAAAAAGAATACTATCTTTGGACGTTGCTTTGTTGGCTTCTCGCAAGCATCACAATGACGCAAGCTGTTTTATTTTGAATCAGGCTATTGCTTCAAACGAAAATGAATATGTAAGCAACATATCATTTGTTGATACACAGGAGGGTTTGGTTACAGAAGAATTAGGTCTTTTAACAATGAGATACTTCTATCAATATGATTGTGATTATCTTGCAATTGATGCCAATGGCGTAGGACAAGGTGTTCTTGACTACATAATGGCTGACAGATATGACCCACTCTACGGAGTTCAATATAAAGCAATGACGGTAATTAACAATGACGATTTAGCTGTCAGATGTAAGGTAAAAGATGCAAACAAGTGTGTTTATGCGATTAAGGCAAGTGCTAAATTGAATAACGATATGTGCTTATCTCTTCGTTCAGGATTCCAAAATGGTTATATAAATCTTCTTATCAATGAACTTGATATGGAAGACAGATGGACAAAACAGATTAAGGGATATAACAAACTATCAGATGTTTTGAAAACAAAGCTGAAATTGTCTTATTACCAAACATCATTTCTCATTGATGAACTTATTAATCTTGACCATGATATTTCAAACGGATTGATTAAGGTTAAAGAAAAATCAGGTATGAGAAAAGACCGTTATTCTAGCTTGGAATATAATTATTATGTTGTAGACCAAATTAGATTAAAGAAAAAGAAAATAGCTAATACAAATGACCTAGTATCACGCTTACCAATACGTCAAGGTAAGCGTTTTTCTATGTATAATTAAAAAGGAGGTGTGCTAATAATGGCGCAAACAAAAGAAAAGGTGTCTGGCACACCTTCACGTACCGCAAGTGAAATTAAGGAATGGTACGAACAAAATTATAGTAAAATACAAAAGTTTGAAAAGATTCAAGAGGCATTAAAGCTTATTGACCCAAGTAAAACTACATCTAGAACTTATTCTACTTTTGATAAAACAAAGCTAAGAACTTATATGAAGAATCCAATTGGACAATATAAGAATTTAAGAAATCTCAGTAGATATCTTTATTACAGAAGTAGTGTTTACAGAAGACTTATTTGGTTTAATGCAACTATGATTGATACTAATGCACGTTCTGTAATTCCAATCATTGATTTAAAAAAAGGCGGAGATAAAGATAAAGTATTAAAAAGTTATTATGAAACGCTTGTTGTATTAAATAACATGAATCTTCAATTAGAGCTTCTTAAAGCTTATGTCACTGCATGGAGAGACGATGTATTCTTTGGTGTAGCATTTTATGATGATACCGGGTATTTCATTTTGCCATTTGATGCAGATTACGCTCGTATAAGTGGTGCTTATATTACCGGAGACCTTGCATATATGGTAGATATGTCTTATTTTACAAAACATGAAGATATGGTTGAATGGATTGGCGAACCGTTTAAGTCTATGTATTCGGAATATCAGAGAGATACAACAAATAATCGTTGGCTTCCAATGCCGGATGAATATTGTGTCTGCTTCAAGGTAAATATTGATGACCACGAAGTACCTCTACCACCTTATATGAATTTGTTCAATTCATTAATTAATTTGGCAGACCTAGAAGATATTCAAGCAGTTGCTGATGAACAGCAGATTTATAAAATGATTACTGCTACTATTCCATTGATTAATGGTAGTGAAGACCCAGATAATTTTTCTGTAGACCCAAATACTGCAATCGACTATTATAACAAACTTGTAGAATCATTACCTGACTATATCACTGCTGCTATTACACCAATACCATTGGATGTACTTACTTTTGGTGATGACCAAGCAACTGATGTGAATAAGATTGAGAATGCAACCAAGACAGTATTTAATACTTCCGGTGGCGCTCAATTGCTGAACTCATCTTCCATCTCTGGTACAACTGCTTGGCAAGGAGCTATTAAATTTGATGAAAAATATGCTACTGCTTCTCTTCTACCTCAGACACAAGCTTATCTGAACAGATTCCTCGCATACCATGTGTCTAACCCAGCAAAAGTTAAAATGTTAGAAACCTCGCCATATACAAAGAGCATTTTGAAGAAAGAATTATTGGAAGGAGCAACTTACGGACTTCCTACCGCTTTAGCTGTCAATAATCTTAATGGATATAATGAATTGGAAACATTGAGTTTAAATTTCTTACAAAATGATGTTTTGGGTCTAACTGCTTCTTTTAAACCATTACAGTCTAGCCATACTACTTCTAACAATGGAAATGAAGGCGGTGGTCAGACCAAAGATATTGGTGGTGCTGACGGATTAAGTGATGACGGTGAAGCTAGTCAAGATAAGAGAGACAAGTCTAATGGTTAAGGAGTGATTGGATGAAATACAATTTTATAAAGACCACTGATGAGGTCACAAAAGAAAACCTTCTCAAAGAAGGGTTCAAACTAATTTCACAAGATGGGAGTGTCTATACATTTTTAAATGACCGCACTCTCACTTTTGAAGATAAAAACAACAAAATACAGTATAGCAATATGCTAACATTTTAACTCCTTTCTTTTCGAGGAGTTTTTATTTTTTGCAAAAATTCTTTGTTTAAACAGAGAAGTAATATATAGGCTTTCTCCAATGTAACGAATGATTGGGTATGTTCCAATCACATTGTTGAAAATTTGATTGGGCGTGGCGAAAGGTTACGCCCTACTTATACTAAGGAGGAAACTATGTCTTACAATAAAGAAACTGGTATGTATGAAGGTTATATATACAAGATTGTTAATGATGTAAATGGAAAAATTTACATTGGACAAACAAGAAGAGATGTTGATACTCGTTTTAAAGAACATTGTAAAGGTGCAAATATAACCAATAAAAAGAAAATTCAAGTTATAGATTATGCAATAAACAAATATGGAAAAGATAATTTCTCAATGGATGTTCTTAAATTTTTGTCTTGTGAAACAGAGCCTCAATTATTAAAAGAGTTAAAACAACATGAAATTTATTATATTGAAAAATACAATTCAAGAAATAATGAATTAGGTTATAACATTACAAAAGGTGGAGATTCGTGTGCATACTATCAAGAAAAAGCAGTTTGGCAATACTCTAAAGATGGTGAATTTATTAGAGAGTATAAATCGTTAAATGAAGCCGCTTTATATAATAATCTTAGCAAACAAGATATAAGCCATTGCTGTCATAAGACGAGAGGTGTATGTGTCGGTGGTTTTATGTGGTCATTTAAAGGAGAGTCATATAGGACTGATACATATATGAGGAATAGAAAAGTGTTCAAATATGATTTAGAAGGTAATTTAATTGAAATATATGATTGCATTAATGATATAACAGATAACAAAAAATTAAGACACAAAATAACAAATTGTTGTAGTGGCTATACATATAATATTGATGGTTTTGTATATAGATATATGAATGATGCTTTTAATAAATTTCAAGTATTACCTAAAAAACAAGGTGGACATACTATGCAAAAATGTCCTGTAATTCAATATGATTTGAATTGGAATATAATAAACAAATTTAATTCAATAAAAGAAGCTCATGAAATTACAAAAATAAACAAATGTGGCATAACAGATTGTTGTAAAAATAGACGAGAAAGCATCTTTAATTATCGGTTTCAATATGATTTGAAATAAAATTAAGAAAGGAGGAAGTATGAGTAAGAAGAAAAAAATTATGACTATTTCTGATTTATATAAATTTTGTATAAAAAATAATTTTTGTCATTTTAGCTCTGCAACAAATAACGAAGAGTTATGTGTTCAAATGCCGGCAGTTTTCGAAAAAGAAGAAAATGCGGATAAGGACAAAGAAGGTCTTACTCCTTTTGTAGCAAAAGCTTATCATGACCACATTAATCTTAATAAATCAGAAATCAAACCGGAAGTTTTAGAAAGTACTCTTCCATCAGCAATGCTACGCCCTATCTTAGCCAGTATCATTACTGACGAGGAAACTGGTGAAAAAGATTTTGGTGCTCACGATTTCGTATTCGAAGAAGACAAAGATGGAAACGAGAGAATCAGATATATTGAGCAACCAGTTGGTGTAATATTTGGAGACAATACCATTGAGTATGATGAAGATGATGGGGTTAATAGAGCTATTTTGCATGGTTACTTATACAATGAATATTGTATAAGTAACC